AAATATCCAATCCAACATGGCCCAGACGATGAGTCCGCAACAGTCGCCTGCGCCCCCGATCTAGGAGATAACTGATGGACATTCGCGCAATTCTCAAAGCACGCGGTCTGGACGACACCCAAGCAGAGGGGCTGATAAGCAATCCCGCTTACTCTTCCCTGCTCGAAGCCTTCGTGAAAGAAGCCGAGGACGGCAAGACCGCCTATCAGAAGGCTCAGGAAGTCGAACAAAACCTCAAGACATGGAACGAGACGCAAGTCGTTCCCTATGTCCGCGCAGCCGACGAGAAGGTTGCCAAGCGCGAGGCGGAACTGGCTGCGATGCGCACCCACATGAAGAGCTTGAAAGACTCCGGCTACGACATCCCCGACGCATATCTCGATGCTTCTCAGGCGGCTCCTGTGACGACCAAGACTGAAACCTCCGGTTTGACCAAAGACGATTTTGAGAAGTTCGCCTTCGACAAAGCGAAGGTCGATATGTCGCTCATCAGTGTTGCCAACCGCCATCGCAAACTGGTTGGAGACGAACTTGATTTTGACATCGAGTTTCCCGACTTCGAAGCCAATCGCCGCCCCAACGAGAACCTGCGTGGCTACATCGCCCGCAAGTATGACCACGAAGGGTTGCAGGCGAAGCGCACTCAGGAAGCCAAGCAGAAAGAACTGGACGACTACGCGGCCACCAAGGTGCAGGCTGCGATCGCCGAAACAAAATTGAAGAACGGGTCGAATCCCGAAACTGCCAATCCGCGCACATCGCGCTGGGATGCGGTACGGACGGACGACACTCGCAAGCAGTTGTGGCAGACGCAGGCAGGACGCGCGAAAGCCACGCAGGACCGACTTCAGAAGTATGCAGATTTAGTGCAGTAAGAATTTCGAAGGAGATAGAACATCATGGCGGACCCGACATATAACGGAGACCTGCAAGCATCGACTCTGGACGACCTCTTGGCGGATGCCGCCTACGACAACTTCTTCGTGGAAACGGCTTACCAACAGCACATGCGCGCGATTGGCGCAGTTGACCCGTTTGGTGGAGGCGTCCTGATGAGGGAGCCGTTCATCATGGGTTCGCCCTCTTCCGGCGCGGCTGCACCGGGAACTAACTTCGACATCGAGCATGTGCAGCAGCTCGCCGACCTTGCCTTCACGCCTCGCCTCTACACGAGCCGTGACATGCTGGAGACTTTCTCTCTCAGCGTGCAGAACAAGGGACCGAATGCCCGCATTCAGTTGACCGACCTCTACTTCCGAAACGGCGTGGCTTCTATCAGCACCAACGTCGAAGTGGATGCCTACTGGCACGGTCAGGCTGCAATCTCGGGGCAGATTGCGAACAACCGCACCAACAACATCAACGGCATGGCCGAAGCGCTGAATGACGGTCTGAACAACTCATGGAATGGCGATGTGTATGTCAACTATGGGTCGCAGGTCCGTAACGGAGCGGTGTCGAACTCGATCAACTCCATCCCAGTGTTCTTCGGCGATTCGAGCGGCGCTGCGCAGGCCATCTCGGTTCGCGCCCTGATCAGCTTCCTGGTCAACCAGCGCCAGTTCTGCGGTGGACGCAGCCCGGAGATCACCATCACCACTCCGAACGGCTGGAAATATATCCTCTCCTGTTTGCAGGCTCAGCAGCAGTTCACGGCCAACTGGACGATGAAGGCACTCACCTCCGTACCGGACATCGAAGGCATCTCGTTCATGGGCACCACGATCTATGACGACATCCTGACCCCCGGCGCGGCATGGGGCAAGGCATTCCCGACCAACTATATCGGGACTTCGAACCTCACCTCGACCTTCAGTTCAGCTTCGACCGCGACCGGCGCAACCAGCCCCTCGCAACTACCTGCTTCAACCACGATCACGGTCGGTGAGACCATCTGGGCCTTGACGGGTTCGGCATGGAAGTATCGCCCCACCGACAATCCAGACTTCCTCTTTGGCCGTCGCCAGAATGAGGTCTACAACAACAACACCAATGATGCCCTGCTCATCAACCTTGCGCTGAATGTGTACTCGCCTGCGCCAAGAGAGAGCGGTCAGGGATACGGCTTTAATGGCTAGTAGTCTCGCCAAACGCACTAAGGGCAAAAGGAGCCAAATATGCCTAGGACAGTAGTTGGATATCTCGGAGCAAACGGCCTGAACAACATGGCCTCTACGTCGCCGACAGGATCGGTTGAAGTTCTGACCGGCCTTCCGATTGCGACAGGACTGACGGTTGGTGACTTCCGCGAACTCGGCGCAGGACAGGCGAAACTGTTCTCCTACAAAGCCTCAGACGGAACTTTCCCGTGGGGTCAGTTGTATGACGGTGTGTATATGTGGGTGCAGCTTGACCCCACCGTGACCACCGACCCGATTCCGATGAACACGGCTGTAAGCTGGCTGGCATCGGCTGAAGACGGCGCATCGGCGACTCAGGTCACTACGCTTAACACCACTTCGAACGCCGACTTTGCGGGCATCACGATCGACTCGAACTTTGGCAAAACCCACCCCTATGCGTTCATTCAGGTGCAGGGTAAGGTCTACGCCCAGTTCGATGCGACCGCCGCCTCAGCCTTCGCGGATGTGATCGGTCTCTCTACCGGCACTCAGGGCAATGTGACCAAGACCGGCGCAGCCTCTTCAGCTCTCACCGGCTTGTCGGTTGGACTCTCACTCGTCGGCACAGGCGTGGCATCAGCCCGCAACCTGATCCGCATCAACCGTCCGCTGTCGAGGTTCTAACATGGCAACTGAGAAAGCATTGGATCTGTTCACTATTGGTGCGGGGAAGGCGATTCCGGTCAACCACGTCGGCCCCAAATCCTATGCCACCGGCGGTGAGACGTATGGCACCGCCAACAACCAGACAGGGATCACGGTGCAGGGCTTGGCTACTCTCACCAACGTCCTCGCTGGCCCTGCGAACAGCGGCAACTATTTCGTCTTTGCCATCCCGCAGTCAGTGGGCGAGACGAAGACCTTCAAACTGGTTTGGGTGACCGCTACTACCGGCATCCCAACTACCACGCAGGTTACTGCAGCAGTCGATCTCAGCGCCGAGACAGTGCGGCTACTGGTCATCGGTCGATAACTGGGGGAAGTATCAGGGGAAAGAGGGCTGGAGCTTCGGCTCTGGCCCATTTTTTCAGGAGTAACAAATGTCGCTTTCCTCAATGATCGGCGAGATGAGGGGCTGCGTACCCAATTACTCTGGGTCGTTAGCTCGCATACACCTGCGTAATAGTTGGACCGATATTCGAAACCTCAAGGGCTGGTCTTGGCAGATCGGCAACACCGGATACACCGTACCGGGCCTCGTGAACGCAGGGAGCGTCACGGTCAATCTGGGGGATACGGTCGTAGTCGGAGACGCTGCCGCAACCGCTGCGTGGCTCTCTGCTTCAACTGCGGTCAATCTTATTACCCAGCGCCAGTTCCGAATCGGGCAGGGAACCATCTACAACATCATTGCGATGGGGAACAACGGAGAAGTTGCATACCTGAACATCCTCACAGCAGGATCAGGACAGACTCCCGGCGTCTATTCCATTCCTGTGCAGGATGGAGCGGGTACAGGATCGGGAGCGTTTGTTGATATTACCGTGGATGCGGATGGAACCGTCACCCAGACCCCGGTAGTCACTGCGATCGGAACCGGATACCAGAACCCTTTCGTTGCTCTTACGGCAGGTGGAACGGTAGCAACCTTCGATGTGATCCTGCTTGCGACCCTCACGCTCGATCGGGTATGGATCGACGCCTACTATCTTGGACCGACGCAGGGGTACTCGATCTACCAGCCCTACATCGTTGCGCCTGTGGCAGGGTTCCTCGCGTGGGAATACTTCATGGACATGAGGAACGTCATTCACCTTGACGTGAACAATACACGCGGCCTATGGGAGAAGGTGAATGAGGCTGACCCACAGCGGCAGATCTTCTCCAATCCCGGCAACGTGATTCCTCACGGCACAGACACAAGAGCAGGCAGCGCAACCTACGGCTACCCGATGTACGAGTTGTATCCACAGCCGCAATCCATCTTTGTCTATCAGGTTGGCTACTCATGGAAGGGACCAGAGCTTACCGACATCCCCTCGATCCCTGCTGTCCCTACTCCGATGACGGAGCATGTGGTCAAGACGCTTGCTCGCGTGAAAGCCTACGAATGGGCAGAGGCAAATAAGAACGAAGCGAACCCCAGAGGTGCAGGAGCAGACTTCCGCTTCCTGATGCAGGGTGCTCTTGCGGAATACAAAGATCAGCTTCACGAAATCAGACAGATCGATCGTGACATCTATGACGCATGGCAGACCACCATGAAGAGGTACACCAACATTGGTGTGGTTGCCACGTTTGATCCGAGTACCGGGACCGTTGCAAGCAGAAATCTCTAAGGAGTGAGTATGGCAAAACATTGGATTCAAAAAGCCACTGCGAAGATGAAGGAAAAGGGAACTCTTGGGAAGTTTGGCAAGGCGACTTCCAAGAAGATTGCTGCCGGAAAGAAAGAAGGCGGCGAAGAGAAGAAGGAAGCCGTGTTCGCAGAGAACATGAAAAACATTGCGAGAAAGAAGGGCTAAATGGCGATCTCCGTCACCACCAAACCAACTGAGGCGATTCAGCACTCGGACCCTGCGAGCCATATCGTCAACAATCAGTCCGGCAAATCGATCATCCACAAGGTCGGCTCTGCCAAGCAGTACGCTACCAAATCTGTCGTCGGCAGGGTATGCAACCAAGCCAAGTTCCCGATGAGAAAGAAGGGCTGAGATGGCAGATCAAGATCCAGGTCAAGATGTAGTTCAATCCCTCACTGATCCCATCAAGGGCGCGTGGAAGGCAGGCAACGACCTGCTGAACAAGATCCCCGGCATCGGTATGGCGAAGCGCCCCGAGAGTGAGCACGACAAGGCTGTAGGAGCGATGAACAAGGCTGCGGACGATGAGACTGTGGCGAATGCCAATAAGACCTTCCATCCGACTCAGACGGCTGCGCAGAAGAAGACGGCACCAGTGCAGACGACCGGAAAGATCACCATCAAGGCTGCTCAAAGGAAGCGCTAATGGCATTTCCAGACACCTCCGATTCCGGCGTACTGAGCGATGCCCAGAAGGGCGCATTCAAAGGAGCGAACGACCTTGGTAAATTGCCGGATCAAGGTTCGTCGATCGAAGGTTCCAGTTCGTTGCTCAAAAAGGCGCAGGTGTACTCGACCAAGCATTCGACGAAGGGTCTGGGAAGTGGTAGATCGCCCCTCTCCAAAGTAAAGCCCATGACGAACATCGGCAGGGCGATCGGGAGAAAGAGGTTTTGAAATGCCCGTACTTCATTTCCGAGATCGTGAAGCGTATCGCCGCAATATGGCATACCGCCACATTCACGATATTCCCGACACCGCTTCTGAGGTCTTCGTTGGCGGTAAAGAGCACTCCGTCAAGCACTCCACCGATCCTAAACGAGTCAAGATTGACAACGCGCAACGCAAAAAAGAAGCCAAGAGAAAGAAGGGATAAATCCATGAAGCATTCGACAGGCAACGAGAAGCACATCAAGAAGAACAACCCCAACTCCGACGTGAAGCTGGCTGGCTCGAAAGAGATCAAGCCTTCCACCGGCAAGGCGTTCAAGCTCGCAGGCGCGACCAAGGTCATCGGGAAGCATAAGAAGGGCTGAAAATGACAAAGCATACAAATCCTCCCGGCAGCGGTGGTGATCAAGAGTCCAACGATTACGCCAAAAAGATCAATCGCGCCCAGCAGAACATCAATCAGCGCAAGGCTGGAGAGGCGTGGGATCAGGATGCTCTTGAAGGAAAGCCTGAAGGCTACACCAACAAGGGCTACATGGCTCAGGTTGCCAAGCAGGGAATCAAATCTCAGCAGGATAGTATGCGTGACACCGCTGATACCGAAAACGCCAAATATCAGCACAAGATTCCCTCTTACAGAAAGGGAGGCAAGGTCCGCAAGACTGGACTCGCATACATGCACAAGGGCGAGAAGGTGATCCCTAAACACAAGGTTGCCAAGAGGAAAAGATAGTTGGCTCAGTCATTCCAGTACGCCACAAGGCTTCAGGTGCAGCAGGAGCTTGCGCTCAGGCTCAATGACGTGAACGACGTTCATTGGACCGCCGCGGAGAAGCAACTGTACATTGCAGAGGCTCTGCGTGTTTGGCAGTGCCTTACGCAAGAGTACGTGGTGGACTGGACGACGAACTACACTCAGCCGTCAGCGGTATGGCAATCGACCGGAAACGGGCAGAACGCACTGGTAGGAAACAACCCCACTTCTCCGCGCCACCAGACTCTCGACAACAACTACCTCTTCACGGTTGCTCAATACCATCTACTCGAACCGCCTACAGGTATCGCAGCATGGACCGGAACATCGATGTTCTCGCTTGCCGACTTCATGAACAACTTCGCATCGAATCGCGACGAGATTCTTCAGGCAACCGATTGCAACGTGGGGCCATTCTCTCCCACCGCATCGATCACTCCGGGGACGAATCGCATTCAGATTCCCGACAACATCCTCGACATGCGCAGGATTCGGTATCTTCCGGTGCAGGGGAATCCGAAGACGCTCTATCGGGATGACCAGTTGAGTTTCGAATACTTCACCAACCAGTATCAGCAGGACTTCGATGATCCGCTCTGCTGGGATGTGCTTGGGTCTCCGCAACAGTTCATTACTTTCGACTCGAAGCCCAACGTGCCGAACAATCTCGACATGCTAGGCATTATCACCCAGAACGCGCAGACGCCTCCCACTGCGTCCCCCCTGCTCATCCCCGACGACTTCTATTGGGTGCTGAAGTTCTCGATGATGGCCGATATGCTGGCGAAGGAGACGGAGAGCAAAGACCTGCTCCGGTCTCAATACTGCGACCAGCGTGCACAGGAAGGCATTCGGGTGATGATGGAACTCCCTTGGCTGATGCAGGGATTCATCAATCAGGTTCCGGTAGATACTCCTTCTTTCTTTGAGGCCGACAACTACGACTATGAATGGCAATCGAACCCAGATGCGATCACCGAGATTGTCCGGGGAGGCATCGACCTCTTTGCGGTCTCGCCGGTCATCCCCACAGGTGGAACCGTGGGCGTCACCATGTCGATGGTGGCGAACGCTCCCATACCGCAAACCGATGGAGACTTCGTACAGGTATCGCGGGATGTTCTCAATTCCATCCTTGACGAGGCGGAGCACTTGGCGCAATTCAAGGAGGGCGGTCAAGAATTTCAGGAATCCCTGATACTCCACCAGCGCTTCCTCAAGGCTGCGATGAGCACCAACCGCAGGCTTCTGGAGAGTGGGATATTCCCGACAGATTTGAGAAGGCCAATTTCCAAGGAAGATGAAGCACAACCTAGGTTCGCGCTGGAGGCGCAAAGCAAATGATCGATTTCACTGTCACACTCGGAGCTGCTGCAACGCCTCTGATCGCCGCAGGACTTCCCACCAAGTACGCCTCATGGATGGTGGTTGCCAACGCTTCCGGCCATACCGTGAATATGGGAGGTCCAGCCGTCACCGCGTCGAGAGGAGTGCCGATTACCACCAGCGGCTCTGCGACCGGGACATTCAACTTCCCTCGCGGCTGCTGCCTAAACAATGTCTACCTGTTCGGAACTGCGGCAGACGTGATTTATATCACCTATGAACCCTCAGAGTAAGAGGCGTTATGCGCAATATCCTTTTTGCCTTGCTGATCTCAATACCAATGGCTGCTCAGGTGAACAATCCGGGGATGACTCCCTCCGCAGGGGTTCCGACTGGACCTTGCACGGCTCCAACGCCGATGAAGATCAACACCGCCACCGGAGTTATCTACGTTTGCAGTAATGGGGTGTGGACATCTTCAGCAAGTGCAGGTGCGGCTGGTCCGGTTGGCCCAACGGGACCACAGGGGCCTGCTGGGAAAGACGGCGCGACAGGTCCGCAGGGAATTCAGGGTCCAATCGGTCCGACAGGGTTGACGGGTCCGACTGGCTTGACCGGAGCCAAGGGCGACACCGGAGCAACCGGATCACAAGGCTTACCTGGAGCAACTGGACCGCAGGGATCGACTGGAAACACGGGACTGACAGGAAACGCTGGTCCTCAGGGTCCAGCGGGAGCAGACGGAGCGCAGGGATTAAAGGGAGACATGGGCGCAACGGGATCAACCGGAGCGCCGGGAAGTCAGGGGATACAAGGCATTCAGGGACCACAAGGCACTCCGGGCACAAACGGCACAAACGGCACGGTAATTCCGACAGGTTTGATTGACTTCATTGCATCCGGAACCTGCCCGACAGGATGGACGGAAGTAACGGCAATCTCCGGCTTCTTCATCCTTGCGACCAAGGCAGCGAATGGCGACGTAGGGACAACCGGCAATGCCTCCCTGTCGCTCACCGCCGCCGCTCAGACCTTCACCGGAAATGCCGGTACGGTCCCTGCCGAGACCTTCACCGGAACACCTTTCTCCTCGGTCATCAATCATACTCACACGGTAACTACGACCTATATGGTTCAGGGCGGAACAACGGCGGCGACTACGGGAACCCATGTCATGACTTCGACGGCAACCGGAGGAAGTGCCCGCGCGCCTGCAAGTGGAGATGTGGTTTCGGCCACAACCGCAAATCCAGCAGGAGGTGTGTCGTCGATCACTCCTGCGGGAACGAATGGAACGGCGGCATTTACGCCTGCTGGAACAAACGGAACTTCGGCAGTGACGGGCACAGCAACACCGGCATTCATCAAACTGATTCCATGCAGTAAGAACTAGGGGACACATGGCGCGCAAGGGCTTTGGAGGATTTGATGTAGTAAACCCCGTGAACCGGATCATGGGGAAGGTTGCGCTTGCGCTCAACGTGAGAGCTTATTTCTCCGGCGCCTTTACCCTCCGCTCCCTGCTCAGTGATGCCATCCTTACGGTCTCAAATGCCATCCAAACCATCTCCCGCCTGAACGACTCCACCCCATCAGGTCCGGGTGGTGGATTCACGTATGTCCTCAAAGACACAGGCGGGAACGTCTATAACGGTTTGACCGGCACGCTCTCTGCCATCGCCACCGGACTGAGCGCAGACCCGGTTTCGATCGTCCCCTTCCGACCCAACACTTCTGTTGATCCTTGGGATTACATCGGCGACAAACCCCTCACTCCCACCGGTTCGATCACCTATGCTTCCATCCTGACCAAGTACGCCCTCGACAACACCACCACCGTGACCTTCAACTGCTCCGGAATGGTGAAGGTGAGGAGCGACGGGCGCATCTATAAGATGGGCATTAAAGAGCCGCAGGACGTGCCCACGGTCTCGACGGCAGGTACGACTACCTCGGGTTCCGGAGAGTTGCTCGCAACCGCCTTCCCATGGACAAACGCCAGCGGAGCGAACCCTACTTACAACTATGGTCAGCGAGCCAGTGGCGGAACGGACGGAACCAGCCCTTCGGTTATCGGACCTCTCGGGGCCGGAGCGCAGCAACTTACAATTATCGTGACCGGCTCTGCGACGGTGAACGGGGCGACTCACGGCCCGAACGATGTTGGACCTTCGACCTCCACCTATCCCGGTCACTACACGACTTCGACACAACTTGTTCCTCACAAGACGATCGTCGTAGGGGCGTTCACGGACGGTTCTGGCAATGTCCTTACCGGCACCTCTCCTCCGGTCCCCTTCCTGCTCGATGTGGGATCAGCGATCGTCATGCCGGTGCCTGCGGGGGCAGTTCAGTTCCAGCTTGGCGTGGATTCCTCTGCCAACACCTTCTCCGCGAACTCGGGGAGCTATTCCTACAACTGGACCCTGATCAGTTCAGCAGTTGCAACCAAGGTCTCAACGCTTGGAGATGTGACAAGCTACATCTACGGAGACTCCCCGCATACCGGGCCGGTTGCTGATTACATCTGGAAGAATCCGAACGATGTCG